TTGCTCGCTTGTCTCGGTTGGTTAAAATACGGTTTACAAGTTTACGACCTGCTTTAGTTCTACCATCATACTTTTTTTTCTTCTTGCTGGCAGGGATACCAGGAGGTTCATGTGCTGGAGGTAGTGCAACATTGGCACCAGTACCAACTGAGTTAGTTGGTTCCTCCCACATTTTATATCTCGCTTGTTGTAGAAGTGTTCTGATGTTCTTCATATCTTATTTAGTTCTTCTAAACATTGTTCATCTGGTCTGAGACCCTCCAGATACTCTTCTGGCATCCTGTTTAAGTATAGCAGAAATGATTTGAGAACTGGCCAACAATTATTATCAATCTTATAAAACAACAGAGGAACTGTTGCATCATTGAATACATTAAAAAGAAGAATGAGATGATTAAGAATCAGATGATGCTTAAGTATGCCAGAGTTTAGATACTTTCGTATCAGTTTTTTGACATACTTAAACCTTTTCAGATCCTCATCAAATTCTTCTTTTGTCGTACAATGTGGATTGTTGTAATATTTAATCGCAAAGAAGATATAGTTATCTTCATTCAGTTCATCAAATCTCATCTACTCATCAGGCAACAGTAAGGGTAGCAGCGTCAGAAGTTACATCAGCAGCGCCAGTAGCAGAAACTACACAGCGATACTGATTTGCATCCAATCCAGTGGAGTCAGAAATAGCAAGGGTCGCAGTAGTTGCATCTGAGTACACACCACCATTACTGATGTTAGCGAAGGTAGTACCAGCATCAGAGGAGAGTTGCCATTGGAAGGTAGCAGTTCCACCAGCAGCACCACGGAGAGTTGCAGCAACAGTAAAGGAAGCAGCGGCAGGTGCGGTAACAGAAGCAGCGGCAGGTTGAGTATCAATGGTGATGCCTCTATCTGCTGCGATTGCGTCGTCAGCCTGAGACTCAGCAGAGTTCGCTTCAGGATTAGAAATTACAGCAAGGCATTCTGCCTTTGTGCGTGTAACACTACCTTGAGTGTAAGTATGGAAATTCCACCAACCTGGACCAGTGACACCGCGTGCCTTGTTTTCAGCAAGATCTGCTTCCGTAGCATCAACAAAAACCACAGTCATGTTGCCACTGGCGCTGGCAGGACCATTGCCGCGAGTAGCTTCAACTTTAGTCTTGTTTGCGTTGGAATCAGTATTTCCGTATAACGCCATGTGATTTACCTATAAAAGTTTCGTAATCTTTTTTTATTTATAAAAAAAGGGGAGTCATGCTCCCCCGATAACTAGGTTTTGAATGAGATTTATCCGTTACTAGTTTCAAGTTGTACTGGTTCTTCTTCTCTAGCAAGGATTGCTTTTTCAACAACCGCGAGAAGTTGATCATCCATCTCAGTCTTAGTCAGAGCGACTGCCTTCTTCAAAATAAGAAGACAGACTTCAACTAGTTTTTCTCCAAGTTCCTCGTTCTCAGGGATCTTAGCGACGGCATCTGAGATGATTTTAGATGCCAGTGGAAGTAAAAATGCAAGCATGATCTTATGGCACAGGTCTCATCTATTTAGGTCTTCTTTTTGCTTTTCTACTTTACTATGCAACCATCCTGTGCAAATATATTTATTACCACTCACAGGAGGAACTCCTCGGTGAGCATAATTCCAGGTGCATGGGAAGAAACAAATTCTACCTTGCTTTGGTTGAACCTTAGTACCATCCATGAACTCCGTATATCCACCTTCATCTACATCATTAAGATACCAAATGAAAGTAATGAGTCTCTCGCCAAAATCTCCATGCCTTTCATCACCTGCACCAAAATCATTGTGCCAATGATAGAATCCGCCTGGAATAGTTCTCTGGATTTTATATCCCCTATCCCACAACCTTGCATATCCTTCAATCCCTGGAACAGGAGCAATACATTTTTTATGATATTCATCATAACAAGCAGTTAGAGATTCAAAGAACACAGAATCTTCATCACCCCACCCATTGTCAGGTGAGATGAAAAGATCATATGATTGTTTTACTGTCGGATTAAAGGTATTAAATCTACCAGTCCCCCCAGGTTCTGATTGACCCTCGTCTTCAAATTTTTGAATTGCATGTTCACAAAATTCAGACGACAAAGTATCATCTTTAACAAAGATGAAATCACTAAATTGTTTCATATCAAATTAATTAATCAATACTTCTTTGCTTTTTTGGGTGCAGGACCATCACATCCACAACCTTCTTCAACTTCTTTTACATCGGGACAGCACTCTTTGCCATGAACATCACAATCAGTGCCTTCCTTAGTTTCATTACACTTCTTTTTACCATACTTTTCTTCAAGACCCATCTCGGTTCTCCAGTCGGAACGCTCTTCCTTCTTCATTCCAATTGCTTTACCGATTGCCTTACGACGCTTCATCAGATACTTGTCTGATGAATCCTTATCACCGTCGTTATCTACATCGCCATCTTCCTTACCAACGGGATCAAGTTTCTTTTCGTCAAGATTCTCTTCTTTAACGCAGTTAGGAACAACCTTACCGCCCTTATTCTTCGTACCCTTTGCTTTATAACCATCCCAGCACTTGTCAGCACCAACATTCTTGCGTGCCTGCTTCATGCTACCCTCAAAAATTCCGCCTCTAGAAAGATTAGAAACAGCAGCATCCATCAATGATGATGCGAACTCATCTGACACTTCTTGCTTGTTCTCAACTTCACCGTAGCATTCTCCACCAGCAATGCCATTGGCGGTACGCTTAATTAAAGATTCCGAATAACTATCGTTGTACATTTCTTTCTGGGTACTTTTTCTTTTATTTATAGATGTAGACCATTCAGGGGTCTTAGTCTTACCATATTGCTCTTTCTTTTGACCAGGAGTGAGATCCTGAAGATACTCTCTAGTCTCATCAGTTCCAAGTTCATGGACTTCACTGATGTCAGAAATCCAACTTCTAAATGTTTTATGATCCTCATCTAAGCAGATAACATAGTTGGGTCCGCGTCTAATAATAGTGCCGACCTGATCATTTCCATTGCGAACTTTCATCCCTTCTGGGAAGATCTCATCATTATAATATTGTTCACGAGTGTAAACCTTTGAGTATTCTGAAAAGTTGTACATTAATACTTAGATTCTATCAAACTATTTATTATTTAAAATTAGCAGGAAGATTCTGCGCGATCTCTTGCATTAACTTTCTACAATCATTATCATTCAGTGATGTTGGTATACCAGATCTAAAAGTTTTAAAGTCTAATTTATGTGCTGCCCTTCTCATCTTAGTTCCTGAGATAGCAAAAGTATCTCCATCAGCATCTCTACTTCCTGAAGATTTGATTTCAATCTTTCTGAATGAAAAATCTTTACCGTTGTACCTATGTAGAAATTGCATGGCAGAAACTCTATCAGAACCTACAAGGAATACCACCTCATCATATCCTGCCATCATCAGATCTTGCAAGATTGCAACAGGATCTCTAGGACCAGAGAAGATCTTTCCTTTATGTTCAGGAAACATCTTATCCATATAATACTTCTTGCGATCTGGTGGCAATGGATTACTACCTTTCTTATCTACAGTCTGCGAAATATAAATGCGATAGTCATTCCTCCCTGCTGCTTGTCTAACACCAGCAAAGTTTTCCTTATGTCCTGTGGTTGGTGGTTGAAATCTACCAAATGTAAAGTAGCAAACCTTTCCGTCTAACGCCATTGTTTCTGTAAGGTGAAATTGTTGTACGCAAATTCAAGACGATTAACAAACTTGATCATATCACCATCCTTATGAAGAACATAACCCTCTGGAGTGGTGACCTTATATCCCTTGTCAGTCTGAACAAAAGTTCTGAACTCTTCTAGATGATCTAATTTATCTATAACCATTTGTTTTACTGCCTGCATTTCTTTGTATAAAGCAAGCAATACTTTAAACTTATAGACATTATTAACAAGATAGTTTTCACTCTGATAAACAAGATTACGTTTCTTAGTGAGGTTTGCAGCAGTCTTGATCTTTGCAAGTTCCTTAGTCATCTTGGCATGATAAAAATTACCCAGAGCATATACTGCCTCATCTACATTCGTAATACTACGAGCATTCTTGATCTCATCATTGAAGAACTGTTTCAGATAAGTTGAAATATGAAACTTAGCATCACCTGTAGTGCCACTGACATCAACTAACTCATTCAAAAAATCTCCAGAGATTGAACACATACGTTCAATTTTAGATATATGATTATTGAATTTGTTCATCTCAGTGGTTGAAAATCCCACACGATGCATGGGTGTATCGTTATGAACTACCAATGCCTCATTAGAACCTTTAACATCAGCACCTGCAAGTGCTTGCATTGACTGAAAATCTGTTCCTCTGTAATGTGTATGAAAAACTACACCAATCTGAGCACGACCTGCTGCCTGACCTATGGGATGATCTACTGGAATACCATATGTAATTGTGTTTGGTCTAAATGTATATAAAAGTTCTCCGTCAATAGTTTCTTGTCTGAGTGTAGACTTTGTAAAAAGTAAATCACCCTGAAATATACCATTCATTCTCAACTTAGAAAAATATTTTAAGGAGAACTTCAACTTCTCGGCAAGATCACCCTCATAATATAAATCAACATCTTCTTCCGTATAACAAATCTTAGGAGTCTTAGCAAACACGGATTTAGTTCCGACGAAAAATAATCCGCTGTTAGGATCTTTGCCACAAATGAGTGATGGAGCACCATCCCATTTAGTCTGCATGAATCCCATACTCTCTTGGTGACCTAACATCTTCCTCAACTCTTTCAAGAAAGAAACTGCAGCAGAACACCCCGCCGAACCATAGTTCAGCATTTCATCTTCCAGGTGCTCTAAGTGTTTGAGTTGTTTTACGTTTGCCATTAGTCGTCGTATCCGTCTGAGGGAATGCTATAAACAGTTTCCATATTAAACTTGTATCCAGACTGCAACTTATCTGGCCAAGGGTCTGGACTTCCACTGGTATCACGAATATTAAATTTCAATTCCATTGAAGGAGTATTTACAACAATATCAATCCTCTGTCCTGTACCAGTCTTGCCACCATAATATACAGTCACAGCATTCACAGTTGTCGCTGCGTCACACACTGCCTTTGTCATCGGAAAGTTCTTAATTTTATTTCCCTTCTCCTTATGAGTATAATGATATCCATGACCAATAGAACCACGAATCATACTCTGTAGCAATGTTCTATTATATTTTGGATTATCTACACTTCCGCCACTTACAACTCTACCAAGTGCTGCCTGATTAAATATTGCACAAAATCTTTCATTATCAATACCAAATGTTTCTAAGACTTTCAATCCTACATTATTTTTAATCTCACCAGATTCAATTTCACTTTTAGGAAATATTTTTTTAACACCAAGATTAGACATTGTTGTAGTACCACCCTTCTTCAATGAAAGATAGATTGTTCTATCAGACTGTCCCTTACATTTTGTATGTAATGTGAGGTCAGTAACGATGGAACCAATGTCATAATTGGATGCCGTCGCATCTCCAATTTTCCATCCACTGCCCTCAAACTTAATGGGTCTTTTCTTATTAAGTTCACCCTCAGACACTAGAACAAAAGAACAATCATCAAGATTGTAAGTTTTAATCAGATCTGCAATAAAGTCTTTGTAAGTGTTATTAGAATAATCACCAGTCTCAATCCAATCATTGAGTCCTCGTTCAAGTTGCGCCTCAAATAAATTACCTGTATTTCCTGTTCCCCTATTTCCTCTACTACCATCACCCCAACTCATTTTGAGTTTAGTGATTTTCAATTTAGTTTTTAAAGATGCTAGTGTTACCTCATCCTTCAATGCTCTAGCAATTTTTACATTTGATTTATTAGTTTTATCAAATGCTAATGGATTTGGTATAACATCAGAATGGTTCTCTACAAGATAATTCCATAAACGTAAAGATTCTGCTGATGCAGATGTATCCATGTGCGACACAGATTTACCTGCTTCAGAAAAACTAGATGGTATCAAATTATATGCCATTAAAAAACCCCCTTACGGGGGTATTTATTAGAGATCTCCTGCTACACGATTCTCTGATCGCTCAATACTGAATGTTCCTTCGGGGTAACGGGCACTCAGTTTCTCAAAATTCATCTGAACGATTTCCTCAATGGAAACATTGAGACCCATGCAAGCTTGTGCAACATACCACATGATGTCTCCAAGCTCACGTTTCAGATGAAACAGGTTTTCATTGTTAACAGGTTTGCCCTGGAAAACAATCTTCTTCACAATCTCAGTAAACTCGCCTGCCTCAGCAGACATACCTACAGCAGCAGTCAGCAGACGCTCAGTAGCAAATTCTTCGCCCTCAAGTTGAATCAGACGATCAATGAACTCAGAATAATACTTGCTAGGATCTGAGGTGGTTCCGTCTACAAACTCAACATACTTATTAAGATCAATAGTCATATCAATTAAATTTAAAATCAGTAAATTTTGCTGTGGGTTGTTGAGACTTTGCTATTTCTTCAAAGTCATATTGCTCTTGCCCTGAGTCAACAATGTCAACTTGTGCAGAGTCTTCTACATCATACAACCTCATCTTCGCTCTGTCAATACCCACTACGAATCTCTTGAAGAGGTTGAGGTCGTTATAGCGGTTCTTGAGTTGCTTGACCATGATTTGGTTGATATTTTCAAGCTCTTCTGTAGAGATAAGAGCAAACATGAGGTCCGCAGTAGCAGGAAGTCCAAAAGATTCAGAGGTATCAGTAAGATCAACATCGCTAGAGCCATAACCAGAGCGAGTAGTCTGAGTGGCGCTAACAATAGGGAGATCAAACTCAACAGCAAGACCTCTAAGTTCTTCCGCAATGGCTTTGACATAGGTATAAGAGTTAACTAGTGCTCCTTTGTAGCGAGATGATGCACAGATGTTGAGGTAATCAATAAAGATGATGTCTGGTTTAAAACTCTTCTTAAGCGATAGATCATTGAGAAGTGCTTTAAAGTGTCCAGAGTGTGCAGATGCTGTTGGATATTCTTTGATGATAAGTTTGCCATTAGTCTTCTGTGCGAGACGAGTGACTTTAGATTCAAACAGTTGCTCAGGCAGATCTTCAATGTCCTTGATATTTACGTTAAGAAGATTCGCGTCAATGCGTTCAGCGATCTTCTCTTCTGCCATCTCCAGTGTGATGTAGAGGACATTTTTACCCTGAAGTAATGACGCAGCGGCCATGTGACACATAAACAGTGATTTGCCCACCCCAGTGCCAGCAAGTGCGACATTGAGAGTTTTGTTAGGAATACCACCCTTCGTAATCTTATTGAAGAGAGAAAGGTCAAAGGGGATTTTACTTTCATTTCGGTGATAGAAGGCAAAGCGATCTTCGTAATCTTCTATATAGTCGTGACCAATGTGGTCATCAAATGAAACAGCGAGAGCTTCCTGAAGAATTGATGGAATCGCATCTTCAGTTCTCTTCTCATCCTGACCATCAGCAATCTTCACACTATCCAGTAGTGCCAAGTAAACTGCGCGTTGTTTACACCACTTCTCGGTAGCATCCAACAACCACTGAGAGTCTACTTCAGTGTTGTCAATGTCATCAATCTTGACCTGCAACTGTTTATAAGAATCTTCATTCAGATCCTTACGATTGTCAACCTCAATACTAAGAACTTCCTTAGTAGGAGTCTGACCATAAGTCACAACAAAGTTGTTGATGATGTCAAACAGAATCTTGTCTGAGTATTCATTAAAGTATTCTGGTTTGATGTAAGGAATTACCTTACGAACATAAGTATCATCACCAACTAAGTTCTTGATGATAGTGCTTTCAATTGCTTCCATTAAGATCCATAGCAGAATTCTTTTTTGGCGCACTCGTCAAGTGCTTGGAGGACTTCTGATGTGAAATACTTTTCAGGTTCCTTGTAGATAGCAGAAGGATATACATTCCCATGCTCAGTCTTAACACGGTTACCCACACGCTCAAAGACTCCGTACTGCTGACCCAGTTCCAGTAGTCCGTAATACTTGTCAAGACCTCGTTCGTCAAAGAATAACCTCGTTTCTACAATAGAATTTTCTTTAGTAAAGCGAGACTTATGTGCCTTCACTTTAATGATGTTACCAACCTGCTCAGTGCCATCCTTCTCCTTCTTCTTGGAGAGGAACAAGATACTAGAAGCAGCATACTTCAGACCAGTGCCTCCGCCCATCTCCTTAGTAGGAACATAGGCACCAACAACTTCATAAGTATGGTTAGTAACAATCAGGGGGATACCTGCCTGACCCAGTTTCAGTGACAAGATTCTAAAGATAGACTTGATCACCTGAGCACGGGTCATGTCACGGGTCTCCTTACCATCAGTGGCATCCTGTACTTCCTTAGAGGTGGACAGCATACCCAAAGAGTCTAGCACAAAGAGAAGCGGTGGGCGATCTTCTTTCTTGAGTTTCATAAACTCATCAACAA